CTGGACAAAGGCGGTAAACGCCTGCCGCACCGCGCTGTCTGTGCCGTCATAGACCAGCGCGTCGAAGCTGTAAGGTTCCAGGGCGGTGAGGAAATCGGAGTAGGCCTGGGGAGAGACGGTTCCGTCCGCGCCGCCGGCAAGGGTGACGCCTGCCGCGGCCGTCAGGGCGGCATCGCCGGAAAAGGCCACCCAGGCGTTGGAGCGCAGCTGTGCGCCGGTCCGGGCGGTCTGCTGGTCCACCTGCACGCCGTCCACCAGTGTCGTGACGGTGAAGACGCTTTCCTCATCCACCAGCTCGGTTACCGTGATGGAAATGTCATTGCCCCGGATGCCGGGATAAAGGGCCGCTGCGGTCACGCCGCCGCTCTCGCTGCCCAGAGACGCGGATGCCGCCGCCGAGTCTGCCGCCGCAGGACGGTACAGCAGGATCCTTGTGGGACCGCCGGTCACATCCGTACCTTTCATTGCCTCCCGAAGAAAGCGGGCCTGGGGAGACGTGATGCCATAGCCGGTGTACGGCGTCACGTCCGCGCCGGCGTCAATGGTCATGAGCTCCCCCACCGGCCCCCAGGACAGAGGCCGGATGCCCGCCAGGACGCCCCTGCCGCCGGGGGTCAGGTTCCGGCCGCCCTTGCTGGTAAAGTTGATATAAATGCCGGGACGGACCTTATTCTGCGCCGTCCAGCTGCCTCCTGCCATCAGGTCTTCCCTCCCTTCAGGTATTTGTCCAGGACATCCTTCGCCTCCCGGACGGTATAGGCGGGCTTCGTCAGGATGGCCCTGGCGAAGTCCGGCTGGTATCCCGCCAGGGCCTTGCTGCTGAGCAGGGACTCGGTGGGATAGGATTTTTCGGTTTTGTTTTTGGTATCGCTCATGGTCAAACCTCCATGTTCAGCTCCTGGATGCTCCGCATCAGGGCCGCGTCCTCCGCCTGTGTGAGCCGCAGGCGGAGCTGAAATTTGTAGTGGAGCGTACTGTCGGCGATCTCCCAATGGCGGTCATAGGTCCGCAGGGCAACCGCTTTTCCGTCCTTCTCCGCTGCATAGGGAAACGTCTCAAGCATCTGGTCCATCACGTCCGCCGCCGCCTGGAGGCGGCTCTCCTCCCGGACGGTGTAAAACCTGTCCAGGTACACCAGATCCAGTCCCAGCCTCCGGAGGAATGCGCCGCCGGGCTGCGGGGAGATTTTCGCGGTGGTCTGGCGGAGAAAGAGGGCGGGGGAGCGGGTCCCCTGCTGGTTAGGGTCAGCGTAGAAGGACGCGCCGGGCAGCTCCGGGGACAGGTAGTCCGCCAGGGAGCGGGCCAGGGCGGACATGGTGAAGGTCATCGGAACATCTCCTTTGCCAGCTTGCCCAGCTCCTTTTCTGTGACCTCCTTGTACTTTTCCACGCCGGCCTCCTTCATGTAGAGGCCCGGGACGTACTTGGTCTTTGTTCCTACAATCAATCCAACGTCTCTTTCCGGATCATACGAGAGTGCGCCCGCATCATCCACGTACAGACCGGGGACGAAGTGTTTGTCCACGTCATGCCCGTCGTTCACATAGCTGGCATATTGCTTGTCGTTGGCGAGGGTAGTGATCAACTGCCCGCCGGACCGGACTGGGGCCGTTTGGCTGTCGGCGGCCCAGTGTTCCGCCAGCTCTCCGGTGATGCTGTGGACGCCCCTGATTTCGCCATCCCCATAGGTGTTGGGAGGCGTCTTTTTAACCGCCTCCTCCACCGCCCGGAGGGTAGCGCCCTCCGCAATCTCCGCCAGCCGCTTCTCGATCATAGGCTGGCGCTTCGCCAGCTCCTCCATGCGCTTCTGCAGCGCGCCGCCCAGCGCCATCGTTCGCTCCCTCCTCCGCTTCCGCGTCCAGATACTCCTTTTGCAGCAGGGCAATCTCCTGGTGGGCCAGCCCGGGGATCACCGCGCCGAAGGGCTCGTAATAGCGGGCCGGTTCCCCGGCAAAGGCCCGGATGATCTGCCGGGTTCGCCCCAGGCCCTTGCCCCGGTAAATATGGAGCTCATCCCCGGACCGCACGTCCGCGGCGTTGGCGCAGGCCAGCTTGTCGTCCGCGCTCTCCATATAGGCGGCGGTAGACTGCATCCGGGGGCCGTGGACGCCGCTGCGGTAGATCCGGCAGGGAACGTCCTCCGATACCTGTACCCTTTCATGGCGGGTCAGCGCGCCATCCTTTACCGGCTTTACCCGGTGAATGTCCATGCGGTCGGTATACCAGTCGGCGTAGTTCATACGACGTAGGTCCCTCCCATGCCCGCCAGCCGGGCCCTGGCGGCCAGCAGCTGGCCGTACTGGGTGGCGTTGAGGTCGCCCCAGTCCGCCGTGGCCTTTGTCAGCGCGTCGGTGTCATAGCTGACGGAGCTGTCCCCCAGGGTTGCGGACTTCACCACGCCTACCAGCGCCCCCGTGGCGGCGGCGTGGGCCGCATCCGGGGAGCAGGGGGCGTACGTGCGGAGATACAGCGCCGCCTGGTGGGCCGCATACAGCCCGGCGGCATACCGCCAGCCGTCCGGCCACTTGTCCGGCGTGACAGCCGCGTTGGCCTGCCGGATGAACTCCTCCAGCATGGCGGGCGGTACCAGACAGGCGGCTGGCGTATCCTCCGTTCCAGCAGTATAGAACTGGGGGAAGTCCTCCTGGAACATCTCCGCCGAGTAAGCCCCCCTGCCGCGGCTGATATTGGCCGCGGCCTCCCGGACGCCGAAGAACTGCGGCTTCCGGCAATCCATCAGGAGCCCTCCCGGTTCTCACCGCCGGAGGGCTCCTCCGGGGGATCCTCCTTGGGAGCCTTCGGGGCCTTTTTCCCCTTCTTCTCAGCCTCATCGATATCCTTGTCCCTGCCGCTGTCGGAGATAATAACCTTGCCGTCCGCCGCCAGGGCTTTCAGATAGGCGGACTCCTCCGCCCAGGCCGGGACAGGCCCCATGTAGTCTCTGGGCATATGGAACCTTTCTCCGTTGGGGCCGGGCAGGATGATATTTCTCTTGGATACAACAAACATATCCGCTCCTCCTCAGATTCCGTCATAGTAAGCGATCGTCTGAGGGTAGAAAACCTCCACCTCGGACAGGTTCGCCATGTAGGCGGTGTCATAGCACGCCTCCGCCGCGTTGGGCGTCGTCATCACCCGGCTGAGGGGCACCAGCTCCTCCACGCTGAGGAACCGCTCATGATTGACGTACACCGCCATGCGGTCCGTGCCGCCGGTGCCCGCGCCCTTGCACCAGCGGGTGGCCCCGATGTAAAGGGAGCCGCCGTTCTTGGCGGAGACGTTGTTCTTCATGATGTAGTCCAGAATCGTCTCTGCAGCCAGCTCCGTAACGGGGGTGTTGAGAATATAGGCGTACTGCTCATAGGGCAGCAGGATGTGGTTGGGCATGGCGGTTTCGTCGTAGTCCGCCGCCGCCCAGTTGGCGATAATGGCGTCATTCACGTCCGCCAGAATCTGGGCGGGGGTCTTGTCCTTCCACCTGGTGGAGGACGCGGTCCCGCCGTTGCCGGCCACCATCGTCTCGGCGGCGTCCGGATTGTTGAGAATGCCGGTGGTGCCGTAGCGAGCGAGGCCCATATAGACATTCTGGTCCTGGTGCTTGTCGTAGGTCAGGCGCACGCCGTCAGCCAGCAGGCTGTCCAGAGAACGTCCAATATAATTGGCCTTCTGCATGTCCACGAACATGACCCGGAGGGCCACCTGGAAGACGTGGGCCTTATAGATGCCGTTGTCCACGTTGGCGCTGACGATGGGGACGCCGCTGGCCCCGCCGGACCCCACCGGCCCATCCCCGCTGCCTCCAGTAACGCCGTAGCCTACCGACTGGGCGGAAATGGCGTCCACCCAGCCGCCGCCGGTGCTGATGTTGATGTCCCGGGGATACGTAACGCTGGTGAGGGGCTTGCGGATCAGCGGGTCCCGCTTCTCCAGCTCGGAGCGGAGAAACGCGCCGCCGGAGGCGATTCCCGCCTCGTCCAGGGTCATCATGCCGGGATTTGCCCGGCCGGAGCGGGCCGCGCCGCCTACCGTGCCGGCGTCAAAGGTGCCCATATTCTGAAACTTGCTCATCTCATGTCCTCCTTACGCGTTGTTCATGGTGAGGATGCGCAATTCCGCCACCTTGTTCACGTCCGCCGGGCCCGCCCACTGGCAGTTTGCCAACTGGACGGTGTTGCTGCCGTCCGCCTCCGCCTCGAAGCCGCCCACGGCTGCGCCGGGACAGCTATCGCTCTCCGCGATCCGGATGTAGACCGCGCCACCCAGCTTGGGCCCGCCCTTCTGGCAGATCACGTTGACCGCGCCCCGCATGAAGACGGGGACGGCCTCCTTCGATCCGTACCGGCCCGCGCTCTGGTCCAGGTAGGCGAGGGCGGTCTTGACCTCCTTGGACGCCACGCCCACAAAAGCGGACGCTGTGTCCCCCGCGCCCATGGGCACGACGTTTCCGTTGGCGTCGTACTTCAGCGCGGCGCCGAATACGATCTCCGTCCCGGCGGGACGGGTGTTGACGATAGAATCGGGCTGCCGGGCGTAGCCGCCGGCATAGCCGTGGGGCATCGTTGCCCCGATGTTCTGGGGATGCAGTCCCATATCAGTTGTCCTCCTTCCGCTTGTGGGGATTTCTGGCGTCATAGGCCGCCTTCTGGTCTGCGCACAGCTTGTCGAAGCTGGCGGGCGCGGCGGCGTCGGACGCCTTCTGCGCGTTCTGCTGGGCTGCCTGCAGGATGCCGCCCAGCATGTCCGGAGACTTGATGGCCCCCAGCAGGGCGTCCGTGACCTTGGTGCGGGTGGCCGCGTCCTCGATGGAGGCCACCACCGGCCGCATACTCCGCAGCATAGCCAGCGCCGCGTCCCGGGCGGGGCCTGTGACGCAGGCGTCCGCCGCGCCTCCGGCGGGGATCGTGGCGGCGCTCCCGCCGTCCAGGCTGGCGATCATCTGGTCCAGGGCCTTTTCTCCCTCCGGCTTCTCGGGCTGCTTGTCCCGGGCCGTCAGCAGCTCGATCAGCTTGTCCAGCTTCGCCTCCAGCCCGCTGGCTGCTCCGGCGGGGGCGGCGTCATCAGCGGACGCCTTCTCCTTGGCCTCGGGTTCCGTCTCCGGCGCCGGCGCGGCGTTTTCGCTCCCGGCGGGTTCGGCGTCCAGCGCGGTCATGGTGGTGGCGACCAGGTCGTTCATCGCCTGATCGTCCCCGGCATCCTTTGCGGCCGTACCGAACATCTTCAGGACGGCCTCTGCAAATTTGCTCATGGTGTTCTTTCCTTTCCCGGCGTGTCCCGCCGAATCGTGTATTGATACGGAAGGCCCTGCCCTGCCGTTCAGAACGACCGCGACATGGTTTCCTCGTATCCTGGTTTGCTTGTAGCGCCCATCCGGCAGCGGTTGATAGACGCATTCATATCCGCAGCTGATTTGACGTCTTACTTTATGGAGGACTTCACTGGCAAGGACCTTATCATTGATGTGGATGTCCCCCACCACGTAGTCGCCCTTCCGGCGGATTCCCTGAATATGACCCCGGCTGTAAGCGCCAAAATTTTCAGCAGTCACATTTTCCGGCGGGTGGCCGTCTGTGACATGGCATCCTTCAAAACTGCTGAGAGCGTCCTGCTCGAAAACATCTTCCGGTTCCCGTATTACAGTCACAACACGGTTAGGGTCGCCATCTAATCGCAGTTCACTGGCCAGATATTGCATCTCTCCGGTTCTGGCAATGGGTACATCAGTGCAGACGATCCCTCCATCCGGCTTTTCTTTGATGTGATCAGATATGGCCGTTCCATAGTAATAAAACATGGGTCATCACCTCGCAAAATAAAAGGGGGCCAGCCGCCGAGTATTCCTCGGCAGCTGACCCCGATTGGTCCTTCCCGGCGCCCGATTGCGCCGTGGGTACATTATTCGACCTTCAATTCCTTCTGAAATACGATCTGTACCTTGATCGTGCCGTCCTTCAGCCGCTTGAGCTGGACCCGGTGGCCTTCGGACAGGGCGGCTTCGATGGCACGGATTACTTTTTCAGTCATGATGTTACTCCCGAAAGCGCATCAATGATGGCTTCGCACATATCGCCGATCTCATTCGTTTCCTCGAACTCCGGACCCGGTTTCCAACCTTTTGCCATCAGGCAATCATATACAGGGCCTTCGGCGATTTCGTTGATTTCTTCCCGTGTATAATCCCGATCCTCAATACCGAGCGTATGCAAGAAATCTATTTGCTGTTTTGTCAAAGGAAGTCTCATTTTTTCCACCCTGTTATGATATTTCCGGTTTCCGGATTGATTGACGCCGCTGCTTGTTTTCCAATAAACTGCTGGCTCACCCTGCCTTCGCTGTCTGTTTTGATTGTACCAACTTTTACTGGATTTTGCAAGGCGTCTATCACGCTCTCCGCGCTAAAATTCCGAGAGACCGCACGCTCAACAACATGTTTTGATACACCCGTGATCCCTACCCCTGTTGATGTACGTGTTCCAATAATTGCGGAGAACCGTTCCGTTTTCATAGCAAACCGGTACTCCTTTTCCCACAGCTTGTACGTATCATCACCCGCGAGCTTCTTCGACTCCGGGTCCGCCACGGCATACTTGTGCTTCTGGAACATCTCAAACCGCTTGGGAATCGGATCGCCAATGGTCTCCCGGTACCGCTCCCACTGGCGGTAGTCCCGCAGGAACCGGGCGCGGGCCTCCTCTTTCTTGCGGTAGGCCTCGATCTGCTTCTTAGTGCGGGGATCGTGGGAGGGCGGATTTTTCTTGAAGCTGGAAAAATCCTTGATTTTTTGCAGCTCCTCTTCGCTGCGGCCCATGGGCGACCATTTAATGATTTGATGCCAGCATGATGGATGAATATTCAGCCAGGAGTTGCTCAGATCGTCCGGGCCATTCTTATCCATCTTACCGAACGCCGCCGCCAGGGGCGGAAAGTCCGGGTCCGTGCCGCTCTTGGAGTACACCCGGCCCTCCAGCGGAGCGCACAGCGGACAAGTGGTGCCGTGCTTGCTGATCTGGTAGAGGTCGTGGTCCGGATTCTCCGTCAAGACGGCCAGGACCTCCGCCTGCCGGGAGGTGGTACGCAGGACCATACTGCCGTAAGTATGTAAACTCCAATGCCGCCCTGCCTTGTCAATGAAGGCCGTCACGCCCTCCCGGCGCAGGGTCGCTACAAAGTCCGGCAGGGCCTTGTATACGCCCCGGCCCGTGGCCTGCATCGCCGCCGATTGCTCCAGCCCGATCCGCCGGAAAACATCGTCCTCCGGGCGGCCCAGGAGGATGTTCTCCAGGCCGGACATGGCCGTCAAATTGGCCTCGGTGATCTCGCCCATGAGATTCATGGTCAGCAGCTGCACGATCCCCGTCTGCTCTCCGGTGAGGGCGCGGGCATTCTTATAGCCTAGCAAATGCTTCTCCGGGGTTTCCGGGATATCCATTGGCTTGCGGGCCTCCGGGTGGTGGACATAATAAAACTTTTCTTCTAGCATACGAGGAACGTAGGTCCAGCAGTCGTTCTCCAACTTCCGGAGAATGGCCTGCACCCGCTCCAAACTAGCTTCCACTGAATAGTCTATTAACCCTCGGCTCCTAAGCCGTCCGATTTCGTTGATAATATCGGTTTCTGCTTTCAGATATAGTTCAATCAGTCTCTGCAATTCTCTTTCAGATGCTCCGCGTACCAGCTTCGGCATACTTTTGCCCCTTTACGAAAAATCCACCCGCTGCCTCATATCGAGATAGCGGGTGGACTGGACGATCAATCGGTTTCGGGCTGCTGTTTTCTGCGGTACTCGCCAAAATACTTGATTTCAGCTTGCTTGCGGGCCTCTATAGCATTCTTGATATCGTCAAAACGTCCAAGAACTATGTTTTTCCCATTGACTTGAATCCGGGCAATCCATTTATTTCTTCCCTTGTTGCGTTGAACGCCTGTGTAGCCGCTTCTGTTCCTTTTGTCTACCCCGCGATTCTGATTGCTTTGCGACATTGTAACAAAGCGAATATTAGCTCTCCGATTGTCCAACTTATTACCGTTTATATGATCTCGAAGCATTCCGGCGGGACAATCAGGAAAGGCAAAAATGTGAAACAATAATCGCTTTCTGCTCTTTCCGGCATCCTCTGTAGCTGTTGTAACAGCATATCCGTTCGATGCTCCCCAGCAGTATTGTTTCGCCATTTTCCATATGTCTGGATCAACCAGCATCTCGTTTTTAGAATTTGACAGTTTGACGTACACAACACCGCCAGAGGTCCTAAACGTATTGTGCTTTTTGTTAGCTTTTGATGTGCGTTCTATCTTCAGGCATCCACAGCTTGATGTTCGACCAGACCTGAGAATATCACCTCTGACTACAATTTGCTTTCCACAGTCACATGCGCAAGTCCATTTGGCCTGTCCGTCTCTACTATTCTCCGCCCGCTCAATCACCGTCAGCCGCCCGAAACGCTGACCGGTGAGATCAATCAGCCGTCCCATTGTCATCCTCCATTAGTCCGGCAAGAATCTCACATGCCGCGCAGAGAACAATGTAGAGGTCCCGCCGTTCTTCATCCGTCAGCTTGTCCAGGAACTCACGGAGCCGCTGG